CACTAAAAAAATATGAAATAAAATGAAAAAAGTTGTTGACATATCTTATATTCTGATTTAATATTATTATATCAATTGAAAACAAACTGAGGAAACTTATATTATGGCACACGAACTTGAGATTGTAAATGGCGTTGCTCAAATGGCATACCGTGAAAGCAAAGGCCTACCTTGGCATGGTTTGGGTACTCCTGTATCCGACGATATGACTCCACAAGAAATGATGGTTGCAGCAGGACTTGATTGGTCCGTTGAAAAAGTACCAACATTTATCAACCACAATGGACAACAAATTGAAACCGGTCAAGAAGCACTTGTTCGCTCTTCTGACGGTTCTATCCTTACGCAGGTCGGTCCAGGTTGGAATCCTGTTCAAAACTCTGACGCATTTGACTTCTTTACTGAATTTGTATCAGCAGGTGATATGGTTATGGATACGGCAGGTTCTTTGAAAGACGGCCGTATGGTTTGGGCACTTGCTGATGTAAGAGATGGTTTCTCATTGTTTAACGGTGATGAAGTTAAAGGCTACCTTCTTTTCTCTAATCCGCATATGTACGGCAAAGCAATTGACGTCAAGTTCGTAATGGAACGTGTTGTCTGCAATAACACATTGACTGTTGCATTGAATGAGAAAGGTCGTGTAGGAGTTCGCATTAACCACCGCTCGCAATTTGATCCTGAAATGGTTAAGCAAGCACTTGGTATTTCTCACAATAAGATTGAGCAATTCAAAGAAGCTGCTGAATTCCTAGGATCCAAGCGTTATAATGATGAGTCTCTGAAGCGATTCATGGCAAAAGTACTCGGTGAGTCTACTCGTGACGACAAGCTGTTGTCTCGTACCGCTGAAACTGCCTTGTCTTTCGTTGAGGATCAACCAGGCGATCACTTCCGTCCTGGAACTTGGTGGAATGCTTACAATGCTGTTACCTATATGGTTGACCACAAGGTCGGTCGCTCTGCTGATACTCGTATGATGTCGGCATGGTTTGGTGGAAACGCAAAACGCAAAGTTGATGCGTTGGATGTAGCATTGGAGATGGCTGATGCTGCGTAAATTTCATGCACACTTTCAAAACCTAAAACCTGTGGAGGTAGTCCTTTATGGACTATTTCTGGGTCTACTTCTTGTTTGGGTTGACGGCAATTTTATTGGTTTTATGTATAACTTTAATTAAAGGATAATTTTTTGTTTAATAATTACACCTTCGTAGCGCTCATCCATGCGGTGAGCCTACTGCTTTATCAAGAGTTTAACGATATCAGCGTAATGATTGTTTCTGCAATGTGCATAATAGGCAGTCTTTTCTTTTACGTTGTTGGTGTTGCAAGTTTAATTAGTCCAGAAATAACAGTCGAAATTGATGACGATGAATACGAAATGCAGTCTGATTATTTCGGTCGAGGAATTTTACAAATAACGGTACTGATCATAGCATACTTGGCTTATCAGTTAGGTTACGGTTTAGTTGCAGGCATTCTAGGTCTTCAAGCTACAACCGTTCTTGTATCCTGTGGTTTATCGTTATATGTAAAAGGGCTTATTGATGAAATTGAAGAAGAAGGAGATGATAAATGAAAATTTTAATTTTCGGTTTACCAGGCAGTGGAAAAACAACTCTTGCTAAACCTTTTGCTCAGCTTATCGGCGGAGTTCATATCAATGCTGATGAAGTTCGTGGTAGATATGACGATTGGGACTTTAGTCCTGAAGGTCGTATGCGACAGGCGCAACGTATGAGACATTTAGCGGACGGTGTTGTTATGGCAGGTAAAATTGCAGTAACAGATTTCGTTTGTCCTACTGAAGAGGCTAGAAAAGCATTCAATCCTGACTTTACTGTTTGGATGGATACAATTAAAGAAGGTCGGTTTGAAGATACAAATAAGGTATTCGTAAACCCTCCGCATTGCGATTACCATGTAAAAGATTGGTTTGATGATACGCATCAAGCTCTATTGCCTGTAGTTCAGACTTGGATGGAAAGACATGATTAAACACGCTCCTAAATTTAATACCAAAATGATAGAAGATCATTATTCTAAAAGAGATGGTGTTCCTATTAAATATGTATGCTCTACAGATTTGAAAGCAAGCGATGTTCCGATGGATATTTTCTTTCGTGAAACACCACACCCAGAATTTGGCAATCGCTATTTTGGTTTATATGTATCGCCGACGACATCTGACCTTATGATCACGGGTGCGGACTATGTTGAAGAACTTGAGTTTGGAATGGTTGAAGATAAAGATGGCGATTTGTGGTATAGCCAATCTCACCACGATTGTATTTTTATTGATGGAAATATGATTGATGGCGGTCGGCAATATATCCGTCATACAGGCGATGTTCAATTGTTTAAAGTAATAAATGGAGAAATGAAGAGAGTAGAATGAGTGACATATCAAGAAAGCGGCATTTAGCCAAAGCAGTAACATGGCGAATTATTGCGAGTATTGTCACAGCATTAATTGCGTGGTTCTTTGGATTACCTCCGAAAGCAGTAGGAGCTGTTTTCGCAGCTGATCTTATTATCAAGTTTGTGCTTTATTATGGGCATGAACGGATTTGGTATAATTATATAAAATTTGGAGTGAATAAGGATGTACGATAAACCAATGTTTGATTATCAAAAACCAACCGCGCAAATGCTTGGAAGGTGGCAGCCATGGCATGATGGCCATACTGCTTTGTTTAAAAAAGCCTTGACAATTACAGGTCAAGTTGTTATAATGGTTAGAGATGTTGGAGGAATTGTAGGAAAAGATGCAGGCGGTGGACGTACTGCAACTCAAGACGACAATCCTTTTGGCGAAATTGAAGTTGTAGAAAATATTAAAAAAGGTTTGGAAAAGGAAGGGTACCATGATGGATACGAGTATATTATACTTTGTGTTCCCAACATCGTTGATATTTCTTACGGCCGTGGTGTTGGGTATACATTTACTGAGCACGACCTCGGCGAAGAAATACACGCAATCTCAGCAACCAAAATCCGTAAGGCACTACGGGAAGAAGGTAAATTATAAAATTCATAATAATGACAAAAGCGGACATCGTAAGTATACCGTTTTATATGAGGATCTTTGCCAATGAAATTATATTATGATATAAAATCAGAGCGGCATATTCCTGCCGATATGGAAGGACCAAGATGGGAAGAAGGATATTACCATTTTGAACCAACAGACTATATCGGCCATGGATTTGCTGATAAGGCGCCAAAGTGGTATCGCGATTTAACTCCGTACGAAGGTGGTATTAAAAGTAAGATTGAGTTTGTGAAGGAATATTGGGATCGGATTATTACTTCAAACTCAGCAACATCTTTTAAAACTGCAAAGACTTGTCCTGCTTTTATCAATTTCTTTAAGCAATCAATTGCTCTTAAAACTCCTACTGACATTTTTATCGAGATTTTTGAAGATAAGAAAAAGAAGACGTTAGAATGGAGATGGAAAACAACCGATAATTTTTGGACAGTATCAGGCCATGACGATGCACAAATAGGCACAATGAGTGAGAACAGTCTTGTTCTTAAGTTTTCACACGAAATTATGTGGATGGCCGATGAGGATTGCCAATTTCAATACGTAGAACCATTTATTACAAATATGGTTCATTATCGCGTTTGTCCTGGTATTATCCACTTGAAGAAAGGATCCATAGGATCATTTAATATGCCGGTTTTCTTTGCAAGATGTCCTGGCCAATATTTGATTCCTGCAGGATCTACAATTGCGTACGTTCAATTTAATAAACCAATTAGAAAATTGATTCGTACGAATATGACTAAACAGTTAAAGAAAGCTTGGCATAAAATTTTTGTTATAGGAGATCATAATGAGCACATCGGGAAGTAGTTTACCATCCACAATTACGGACGCTGACCGTAAGACAATCCAATCGGCATTGCGTGAAATGTCTGATAGCATGACTCGCGTTTCTGCTGAAAAGGATTTACAAAAAGATATTGCAGCAAAAATTGCTGAAGATCTAAATGTACCTAAAGCGCAATTCAATAAACTTGCTAAGATTTACCATGCTTCAAACCTAATGGAAGAAGCTGCTAAAAATGAAGAGTTTATGGAATTTGCTGAAGCAGTTATGGCGCCATTTGAGCGTCAGATTG